TTAATTTATTAAATCTATCTAATATAGCCAAATGCAAAGATATATTTATTTCGTTTGAACTTATAGGCTTATTGTATCTTGTTACTTTTCCGTTATCAGAGTATAAAATATACCAACTCCACTTCTTTGTGAGTTCGTCTTTCATAAATTCTGGGAATACTTTTATACCAGCTTTTATAAGTTCGTAATTCTGATTAGATACGTCTGGTAGGTTTGTTATTTCTTTACGCTTTGCCATAATTAAAAAGGACAATCCATTTCTATATTTTCATTTGAAGCAAAGGCTTCGTTTGGTGTTGGTTTAGGTAGTTCTATTTGTTCCGGTTTATTAAATTCGTATTCTATAACTTCATCAGCTAAAGAATAAGTTGGAACCGAACTACCTTTTTCGTAATACCTTCCACTTGGAATGTGATAATCAAACTCTACACTTCCGCCAATTTCACCTTGAAACTTCATTTTAGTTTTTAAGTTTTCAAATACCGTCATTGGTTCAATTTCTTCGCTGCCAAAGTATCTATAAATACTAAACCCGTCATGTGTTTGATTTCTAAAGTCTGAACTTCCGGATACATCGTAAAGCGTTGGACTTGCGTATAAACCATCTTGACCTTTTTGCATCTTTGTTGGGTGTGCTACTAAAAATATAATAACATTATTCATTTGAGCAAACATAGTAAGTTTAGTTAATACTTCATTAATTTGGTCTAACTTATTACCTTTGCCGTTAAAACCTAATTTATTAAAAGCATCAATTACAAAAATATCAATTCCGTAATTAAACATTTGCTCTTTAAACTTTTCAAATAACCAATCCCATGTTGGAAACTCTCCGTTTTCTGTTCCAGTTAAATATAGTTTTTCTTCCGCCCAATCTTTATAACGATTAATTTCGTCTTTTGATATTCTTGGACAGCCATCATTATCTTGAAAGAAATTTTTTCCGAAAGTCTTTTCAATAAATGTAGTGTGATGCAATTCAAAAGGGTGGTGTTCCGGACTAAAAAAACTTGCTTTCATATCATAGTCACGCAACAAATTTAAAACATACCATTCAGTAAAATTAGATTTTCCGTGTGATGGTATTCCGGTTCCGGTTATCAAATGCCCACGCATAACAGAAAATATATTTTTCAAATTACCAAAGCATCTATGTTTAGGGTAAATTGTTTCCGGAAACCCGTTATCGTATAAATCAAAAATATTATCTAATACATCAGAAACTTTAAATGTACCGGATACTGGATACTTTGTTTTATTGTTAATTGTTTTCTTTAGTATGCCGGCTTTTAAATCGTCGTTAGCATCTTTACCATCAAATAAAATCCTTTCACATCTGTAACGACCTAAACGTTGTGCTATCTTATCTGCTACATTATTTCCGCTTTCATCGTTGTCAGTTGCAATATAAAACTTTTTAATATCTTTTATATACTTTTCAGAATTTAGCCAATAGTTGTCGTTATCGTTTGCACCGTTAGGAATTGAAACAACATTTTTAATTCCAATTTCGTAAAGTGCTAATACATCAAATTCTCCCTCAACTATATAACATTCATTTTCGCCTATTACAGAATTTATATTGTAAAAAATTGGCTTACCATTTTTACTTTGTGTAAACTTTTTATTTCCGGAACGGTATTTTTTGTTTACTAACAAATCCCCCTCAAAATAATTAAATACAATATTGTTTACTTCTTTTAATAGTGCCGGCTGGTAATATTTTTCTTCAGTAACGTTAAAATGATTTAAAGTATATTGTTGTATTTTACGTTCCGTTTCAATATGCTTTACTAAAGCATCTGAAAGGCTTGTATAATTTTTCCAATCTTGAACCGGTAAAGTATAATTTTCACGTTCAATAGACTTTTCTAAACTATCTTTAAAAAATAAAGCACTACAACCATCATTAAAACATTTACCTACACCGGAATTAAAATTTACGTATAAACTTCTATCTTGTTTGTTTTTTCGTGTATCTGTACAAGCCGGACATTTTAACTTTGCCGTTCCGTTGGTTTTATTCGTTTGAATTAAATCCCAATTTTGTATGTTAAATGTACTCATTACGAAATTACTTTTTTAGGTGGTGTTTTAATTACTTTGTTTTCTTCTTTAAACCAAACAGATTGCATTTTTTGTTTCCAGTTTTTTACTTTGTTTCCTTTTCCATCTGACCAATTACCGGTTTCGTAATATTTAAATGCTTTTTCAGCCAATTCTTTTGTATAACCATTTTCAATAAAATAACCAATAACTTCAAATTGTTGTGGTGGTGTAAATTTATTTACTATTTTCTTTTCTTTTATTTCATCTTCTTTTATCTTATCTTCTCTTATGCCTTTTGATTCGCTTATACTTTCGCTTTCAATTGGGTTTAAGTTCGGTTTTGTTTCGCTTTCAGTTTGGTTTTTCTTTGGACGTCCTCCCTTGCTGCCATTGGTAGAATTAGTTTTACTTTTATTTTCAACTTCATTAAGTTGATTATCTAAAAACTTAATAATAATCTTATTTTCTACCAAATCAATAACCCCCTCTTTAATAAGTTCGTTTAATTCTATTTCATGGTTTAAACGTCTTAATAATTGCTCTTTTGTAAGTTCGCAATTACGTTGCCAATAGTAGCTACAAATATTTATAAATAAACCTTGAGCTGATAAACTGCAAAATGAAATGTCTTTAGTTAAATATTCTGCTGGCTCAAATTTAAAGTATGGTAATTCCTTAGCCATTGTTTGCCTCACTTTCTGTAATTTTATTAATTTCAGTACGTAGAGTTTTAGCAAATTTAATTGCAGTGCTTTTGTCTAAAAAAATTTGATGCTTTTCATTTTTACCAAATAGTTCAAAAACCTCTAAACAAATTACAGGAGTTCTATTTATAATTACATTCTCATCATTAAATCCTTGTAATTCATCAGTTGATACTTTTAAAGAATAATCTGCGTATTCGCATAAAAATTTTAATTCGTATTTTGCCATAACATAAAGGTTTTAAGATACCTATAAACTATTAAATTAATTAAACGAGAAAACCCCGATAGGCTCTCACACACTATCAGGGTTTTTCAGATACGCTATAAATAACGTTAAATTTTCCTATGCAAGTGAGAGATTGCTTTTTCAAAGATAGTAAAAAATAATTAACTACAAACTTTTTTTAAGTATTTTTATCTTATCTCTAATTTCTTTTAAGTTTTCTAAATTCCAAACCTTGCTAAATTGTTTGTCGATACTCGCCAGGCTTTGTAAATCGTTGTATTTCTTTATTCCTATTCTGAAAGGTAGGTTTAAAGCATAATTAGCAAAGTTGCTATCTTTGTATTGATTACAAAAAACGCACTGGCCGTGAATATTATCCAAATTAAATTTAAGTGTCAAAAAACTTGCTGCAGAATAATGGTGGCCAGCTTCAAAATCACTTTTCCAAGCAGTGTTGCACGAAATACAATTTTTGCCATTGTCCCTTAATCTAATATATTCGTGTACTTGAATACGTGTATTTATTAAACTCGCTTTTAAACTCTTTTCGTTATTATGTTCTAACTCAAATTCTTTGAATTTAACGGCTTGTTTTTCCTTTTTAGTCTTGTTGTACTCTATTGAACATTTAATTCCGCAAACGACTTGCAATGAGTTTTTAGGCTCAAACTTTTCTAAACAATTTCTACACTTTTTAGCTTTCATAAATAAATTTATTTACGTTTCTTTTTCTTTGGTGTTAAATGAGTATTCTTTTTTCTAACTTTTTGAAATTTACCATTTTCACTTAAATAATCTTCATTTTCTACAAGATAAGATTCTTGTGATGAACCAAATTTTTCAATAAGTTTTTGACTTTGAAATAAAGTAGAAACTTCTTCTATATTTTTTCCGCTTCTTTCAGAATATTCAAATATTAATCTAATTTTTTCTTCGTTTGTATACCTCATAATTTTATTTTTTAAAGGTTTCGTTATAATATTGTTCAAAACAAACAATAGGATTTACGCAATGAGCGTCTTTATTTCCAAATTTTACTGCATCAATAATTTGTTTTTTTTCTTCGTGCTTTACTTCTTCACATTGTTTTAAAACAAATTCCTTACTAAAATCTTCTGGAAAATCTTGAATTATTTTTACTAATAATTCAATTGCTGTTAAATTTTTCATGTTATTTTTTTTAATTGTTAAAAATATTGTTGTAACTCGTTTTCTAAACTTTCGTTATCAATTCCTAACCAGGAAACAATTACATTCTTTACGTCTTCATAAATCAAACTAAATTCCGTTTCTTCCATATTTGAAAATGAAATTGATTTAGCTATTTTATAAACCTCGCCTGTAATTGCGTTTATACTTTCGTCGTAATGTCCAGACGTAATAATTAAATCGCGCCTTAAATCTTCCATTAATCTATAATCACTTTGATTTTCGTATGCTATTTTTAATAAGGCGAAAAACTTGCGATGAAAACGGACATTCCTTTTCTTTGTGTACTTTATTTCGAAATAACCATCTTTAGGGAATTGCGAAAACTTTTCTTTGTCCTCGTCAAAAGCTGGCTTTAAAAGTCCGTTAATTGTTTTTACTACGTATAGTTCCATGATGTCTTTTTATTATTTCCCCATACAAAGCCATGCATTGCATAATTAATGCATTTATATTAAAGTTTGGTATTCCTCTTTTAAAAATGTATCTATAAACGTTGTCTTGTATGTGAGAATATTCAAAATCATTTTTAAGCATTTTTAATTGTTCGTCTATAAAGTTTTCAGTTTCCATAATTATATTTTTTTAAGTTATTCAAAGATATAAAAAAACCCGCAATTAATACGGGTTTCTGTTAATTGCTAAAAAGGCAGTCCGTTTTCGTCTTGCTCAATATTTTCTAAATTTACAGGAGGTTCAAATTCAGCAGGGTTTGTACTTGTCGGAAATTCCGACGTACCACTTTGTTTGCTAATTTTCCAAGATGCTAAAGTTGTATAATAACTTCCGTTGTATTCGTTTGTATTTACATTAAATTCAACCGTTACGTTATCGCCCTCTTTTTGATATTTGGTTAAGTTAGATACTTTTTCATCTCCAAAAACTTCAAAGCAATATAAATTATTATATTGACTATCTGTTTCAACTAAAAAGGATTGTTTTATCCAATTTCCGCTACCATCTTTTTTTGCACCTGTTTGCGGATCTAAAAACTTTTTTAATTTACCTGTTACTTCTAAACTCATAATTATTTATTTAAAATTGTTTATTGTTATTTAATTTACAAATATAATCTTTTTTTAATGCTGACGCTTCAATAATTCGTTCTTTGATTAAATCAATCATTTTTTCATCACGTGGAACTTCTATCTCGTGCCACATTTCGACACCATTAAAAAGTATGTAATTAAAAAAATAAGCCTTTACAGAATTAGTGCATAACATTTGCATTTGCATTTGTGCTATGTATTCTTTGTCAATTGCTTCAATTCCTTTAGCTACTAAATTAAAAAACTTTGTTGGTCTTGGGCATTTAATTTCTAAAATTTCATCATTACCGACTAATCCATCTGGAGAAGCACCAGCATCTAAGCCATAAGAAAAAAATGTAGCTTCCTGAACATTTATAAAATCATATTCTTTTAATTCCTTGAAT